GACCAGGAGACCACTGCGGACATAGCTGTGTCCTACGCACTGCGGACATTTGGTGCCTGCATTCATCTCCGGGCTGGTAATCGAAAAGCTCCGGCAGTACCATGATGTCGGGGGAAAGGGGGAAATGTGGCAACCAAGAAAAAAGCAAAATCGACAGAGGCTAGGAGTCCGGGCACCATCTATCAGGTGGATATGGATCGGGATGACATAGCTACCATTATTCTTCACCTGGACGCGCGGATGGGCCGGGACATGAAAAGGGTGGAGGCGATACAGCGAAAGCTGAAAGTGATACTCGAAGGAGGTCCGACCGCATGAGCTACACGAAATTCTTACGGTGGGTGCTCGAAAATTTGGACTTGGCGCCGAAGCTCGTGGAGCATGCCGGTGAGGTGTGGGATGCCATCGAGAGCGGAGACGAGTCCAGGGCGGCCAGGGAGGCCGGCGAATTTCTCATCTGGCTGTCGTCGATCCTCGAAGATATGCCCGAATTCGCCGATGACGGATCTCCTCGAATGAGCCGATTGAATTTCTCCGACCCCGAGGATAATACTATCCAGTCGGTGGCGCCGGATGAGAGTGGGGCGGCGACGGGGATCGTGGAAATGGCAGTGGCGGCCAGGGAGGTCGATAAGGCTATCGGACTCGGGGGGGTGATGATGGCGTGGCAGCTAATACAACTCATATGGCCAATATTGCGATTGTTAAAGACACGGTAATGCACGGAGGGATGTATGGCGGAGAAGTCTCCGAATGAAGGGTCAGAGTCCGAAGCGCCAAACGCAACGGGTGACTGGCTACTGGTCGAGCATATCGAGGAGCCGACGACCAAGGGGGGGCTGGCCCTCCCGGATCAGTCGAAGTACCAGGGGCAAGCCCGCGTTGTATCGGTGGGGCCCGGCCCCATAAGTCTGCACGGGACTCGAATCCCTCCGGACATGTATCCCGGAGATGTCGTTTGGCTTGGGGCGCCAACTCAAAAACGGATCGAATGGGGCGGGGGAGTACTGCACGGCGTCCGGCAGGCTGATGTGGTGGCCGTGGCTGGTAGATCGAATCGAGAGGTGAGAGTCCGGGAGGTCATATGATCAGCGCCGGGCCGGTATTCGACCCCGAGGCGACGGCCTTCTCGTATGGGTTCGATTCGATCGCCGCATATCAAGACTGGCACGGACTAAAGCCGGACGGCATTCCTGGACCGGTCACCACGACCAGTATGGTACAGCCAAGGTGTGGGCGCCCGGACTACGAAGAGGCAAGGCCACCCGAGGAATCTAGTTGGCCGCGCCGGTGCATGGATGTGACGTGCTCCTATAAGCTAGCGCTTAACCTGAACGACGATGTCATACAGTCCGCGTGGAACAAGGCGCTCACGATGTGGAATCAGGTTTGTGGCATCAACCTCCGATTATCGGAGGATTTCGACAGCGCCAGCATATGGGCCACATCTGGCCCATTGTCGGGGTCGACGCTAGCGTGGTCGTACTTGCCTAATGGCAATTGCCGAGAACGGCTTGAGCAGAGATACGATAGCGAACAGCGATGGAGTCACGACTACTTGGCGAAGACTATACTCCACGAAATAGGCCACGCGATCGGCCTCAGTCATAGCCGGTCAAAAGCAGATATTATGTACCCGTCAATCACCGGGGCACCCGTCGACTCCTATCCTGGGGATGGTGATACGGCCAAGGTGGTCGACAGATACGGACGGCCCAACTTACCGGACGGCCCGGACCCCGCCCCGGAGGATACCCCGATGGGTAGCCGGATAACCATCACGGGGGACGATCTAGCTCCCGGCACATATACCATCAAAAAAATGTGAATAAGGAAAAGCCGCCCTGGCGTCCTTATCCAACTCCAAGGGGGGGCCAGTGTATCATCAGAATAGGCTAGTGATGTGGGCCGCATGGATCGCCGTGATATCCGTCCTCATATGGCTCATCATCGAAACCTCCGGGCGTGGTGAATCTCCCACTCAGATAGAGAGCGAGGAGAATCTGAGAGTGTACCGCGCTATCTTGCCGGATCTGTCGGACCCATACGCCAACCGGATGCTACACTCCCCGAGAATGATATGGTACACGGCCGACTCAATGGGAGTAGCCTATCAAGCGCACAGTGGTCCGGAGCCCGGTGCTGGTGAGATAGGATTCGCCGACGCGATGGCGACCGATGCCCTACCAAACCAGAATACCGTCACAAGATTCCCCTGGGCACCGATGCCTGGGGGGACGCATCTAGCGCACGGGGCCGCGTCATATAAGGGCTTTTATTTGCCAGTCGATCATGACGGGGTCATTCTTCCCGTGGTCTGGTACCGTCACCAGATCGAGAGCCTGCACCACCCCAACAAATCAGTCAGGGGGTGGAATTGGACATTTCCGGCCGGCTCGATTGTCTGGGAGGTGTTAGTGATCCAAGGCCCGGACGGCATAAGCTACCCGTATGAGGTACGTAGCCGATGGAGGTATGCCGATCACTGGCAACCCAGGCTATACCGGCCGTTTCCGCGCGCAGTGGAAGCAGCGGAGTACGTAGATCGAGGGCCCAGCTCGGAAATGGCCAGGAGATTTTCCGCGCATTGCCGCGCTCCCATTACGGAAGTGGGACAAATCGAGTCCGTGGAGCCAGGAAGCGAATCATTTGAAACTGGCGCTGGCGAGTCGTTTCGTCGGTCGTTCGGTCTGGACCGACTGCCTCCCCTGCCGGAGGGCGTAGTAATCTCCATGCTGGGCCGCGAGTTCGTCGAGGTCGCCGGCACTCAGTGGAAGCCGGGATGCGATAGCCCCACGACTGACAGCGATTTCCACATCGTCCCGAGGGGGTCCCTGTTGGCCATCGTGGGCAGCGACGAAGAAAGCTGTGCCAGATGCCACGATACGAGCTTGACAAGTTCGCGTCGATTTGGGAATAAACGCACATGGGGATGGGTGCGGGGAAACCTCGGAACCGAGGCATCGAATGGGGGAATCATCAGTTGGTCGCCCATCAGCCCCGACACGTTCCGGGGCCGGCGTGAGGCAAACCCGGCGGTGAGGATGAGGCAGAACTGGGTGCGGGGCGGTATCGTCGCCCAATATGACCCGGACAAGCACCCAAAGAGATACTACACGAGACTGGCGCCTGAAAAACTAACTCGGATAAAACCGGAGGAATGACACATGGCTCGCTGGATGTGGATGGTAATCGGGGTCGGTGCGATACTCGCGGCTATGATAATCCCAGGCGTCGGGCATGCCTGCGGGGGTGGGTTCGGATTCCTGTCCGGAGGATTGGGAGGCGGTACCACAATCAGCACGCCGTCACTTCTGAATATCGGCCCAGGCCCAGCGCCATCGTATAAGGGATCGTCATACCAGCGGGACGTCAGTACGCCGAGGGTGGAGTCGAGTGCAGAAGATGATGAAATCGAATCATTGCAACGTCAAATTGAGGATCTTGAGCGTCAGGTGTCCCTGGCTCGCCTGCGGGGTAGGGTGGTCGAACTCAAGAGGCAATTGTCGGAGGGGATCGACCCCATCGAGACGGTGGTAAGAGCAGGGTCGAGGATCCGAATCAGCGCGGTCAGTACAAGCACGAGAATAGAGTGATCACACCTCCAGGGCGGGCGGGCCGCAATCCTCTCTAGGCCCGTCCGCCCCTTCTCTCAAAAGGCCGACATGGTAAACACGCGCTTGAAGGTTATGGCGGCTGTCCTGGTGTGGTCCTTTTGGCTCCCCGGTCCGATATTCGCGGGGATGTGAGTCTCGAACAGATGTCGCTCCGGTCGGAGTGTCGTCCAATACCAAACGACGAGATCGGAGAAGATAGAAGATTTACGGAGAAGGATCGAAGCACTGAGGATGAGGATAAAGCAACTTAAGGGGGCAGATAAGGCATGAGCGAAGCAAAGCAAAAGACGGAGAAGTTCGTGGCACCCGTGGGGCGTACACAGAACCGGAGTACGGCCGCCAAGAAGACATGTAAATGCAAGGCCAAGAGTAAGAAGATCGGCCAGCGAGGGTCAAAAAACAACCGACGGAACAAACGAATCGAGTGGTAGGATGCCGCAAAAAACGATAGGCGCAAGGGACTACCGGCCGGCCATCGAGCCGGAACCGCCCGACAGGGTCGACGGCCTGAAGCTCTGGGTGAAGGCATCCGATGCGATGCTGTCGAACAACGCGACGATTAGCACATTACACCCGCACGCCGACAATACGGGGCTCGGCTATGTATTCACTGCGCCCGGTACCGCACCGACATATGACATCGGTACGATGCAAAGGGACTCGATAGACACCGACGGATCGGGTGCCCTGATGGATAGCGTCCGGGACTCCCGCGATATACTGCCGGCGGCCAGCGAGGCCCTTATGGTCGCGGCCGTCATTAGAATGCCAGACGTCAGCGATAACGGACAATTCGGAGTATGCGGCGCGGGCGGTTATGGCGTGTCGAATAGTGGTTTCCGTGGCGTGGACTGGCTTATCCATAGCAGCGCGCTGAATTTTCGGATGAAGGGTCAGGACAACGGAACGAAGTCCGCGACGATAGCCAGCGGTGGGTTGACCAACAACCAAACGCATGTATGTATCGGCGTTAGGGAGCACGGGACGAACAAAATCCACGTATGGCTCGACGGATCTAGCCACGATGATACGACACCGAGCAGCCACTCGGCGCAAAGCATGAAACACGCTAGTACAGCGGCCGACTTCAACCTGGGGGACCGGATAGGCGCCCATGTTACATGGTGCCTCAACGGATTCCTCGGGGAAATGATTTGGTACTATCGGACGTCAGACTACAAAAATGACGACGTCAATCGTGTCGGGTCGTACCTCGCCGGCCAGTGGGGAACAACTTGGTCCAACGCGACTCAAATGGCGGGGTGATACGATGCTGATCGACCCATCTCTATCCAACGGAAAAGAAAACGCCAGCCCAGAAATCGAAAGGGTGATCAAAGAGATCACCAAAAAAAAATCTGGCACCTGGAGGATGGGCGGGGGCATAGAATTTCTGTCCGGTATCTACCGGATTAAGAACACGATCGAACTGCCCAGCGCTATGGGGCTGGTAATGTCCGGAAAGGGGGCGGTGATCCAGCCGCCACCGCGTGGGGTACTGCCGAACGGAGGCCCCTGGATCACGGACAGGATTCCCATGCTAGGGACCGCGATACTCTGGGACGGGCCGCCCAACGAACCGATGATACGGTGGAGCGGAATCGGCGGCGCTTTCAGGGACTTCTCGCTCTGGGGTCAGGTCCGCGCAGACAATGGCACGACAGAGGGGACGACGGACGGACCTCGGGCCAGCAGTGGGATCCACGTCCGGCACTGCAAGGGAATGGCGTCGGGTCATTCCAGCATCCAAAACGTATCGGTGGCCGACACGATTGACGCCTTCACGTTTGGCGAGGATCAAGAAGAAGGAAACTGTGCCGACATGAGCATGGACCGGGTGCAGAGCTACCGATGCGACCGATTCCTGCGGGTCCGAAATACCTTCGGCGTTAATTACCGCATCGGACTCGGGACGGCGACACAAACCCCAATCGTATTCGACTTCGAATTCGGCGGTTGCCTCGACGCGCAATACATGGCGGTCGAGTATATAGACACGTTTTTAGTGACGGGGAACCAGGGGACCGGAAACGGATCTTTCAATTTTGGCACGGTCAAGCTCGACCTCCAGCAAGGCCACAAGGCACGCCTGGATGAAGGAGAGCAGGAGGACCGGAGGCAGTTCCCCAAGTTGGTGCATTCGCGAGAAAATCAGAAAATACTCATCGACTTCCAGGCAATCCACGCGCCCGAAGGTTTGCGGGATTGGCCGCGCACAGAGGGGACGGTCTGGGACCTAAAGGATCGAGTACAAGTAACGGCGCATCGAGCGGCATACATGCCACATGATGCGCACCCAAATCTGACGTATGGAAAAGTAATCTACCAAAGTGAATCTTAGCGCCTTCGGTCGTGGCTACGGTGACGAGGTGCAGAAATATCCGGAGAGTACTATGCACCGTGGCGATCCTACTACCAAAGATCAATGGGTGAGGGGGTTACTGGGCCTTGTTTTTATTTCTTGTTTGACCGGAATCTATCAGGCCGGCCAACTCAAGCAGGAGGTGGTGTATCTGCACAACGGTCTCGACAAGCTGACGAAGCAGGTCGAGCTATTGATTCGCAACGACTTGGTCGACCTGCGTGGTCGGCTGTCTGCTATGGAAAACTCGGGAACTCGCGAGATGATTAACGAGCTACGGGAAGATGTTGCGGACATCCGCCGGGAGCGCCATGCCCAGTAATGCAATCGGAGGACATAGCCCGGAGTTCGACCCGGACACGGAGCCGAGGCGCGGTGACTTTTTGCTGCTCCAGCGAGTGCTGAACCTTGGGGTAGCCATCCCAGATTCGGCCCGAGAAAGCCTAGGCCACGGGGTGACATGGGCGGCAAAGCTAGCGGTGAATCCGAAAAAGCCCGACCGAATTCGACTGTCGGCGTTGCGGGTCCTCGGGACTATCGAAAAAATGAATATCGACATCGCGCTCAAACTGCTAGATAAGAGATTCCCGGACAAGATCGAGATGCAGGACGACCAGCAAGAGACCGCTGACGATCTGGCGAGGCAGCTCCGGGATGATCGCGAATACATCGCGTTCGCGAGGAAGAAGCGGAGGGAGGCGGCCGGTCCGGAGGGGAAGGTGGGCCGGAAGGCTCGCCGAAAGCGAGGCCCGAAACCGAAGAGGAGTACATGACACATGTGGCGGCGAAAGCCGAAGCAATGGCCAGCCCGGCTTTGGCCGCCAGTTGGGCACTTAACGACTTTCAAATTGCGGCCCACGTCGAAGCGCTCGATGACTTTCTGTTGGACCTGTCAGACAGAAAGATCCGCCGTGGATTGGTACACATGCCACCACGGCACGGAAAAACCACAATGTGCTCTCGGGTCTTCCCGCCGTGGTACTTAGGCTGGAATCCAGACCATAACGTGATGCTTTTCACCGGGACCGACACGATGGCCAGCCGGGCCGGACTCGGAGCCCGAAGCATCGGAGACAGAATTCTGCCGGGGCTGTTCAACCGGAAGATTCACCGGGACTACCCCGGCCGGTACCATTGGAAGATCGCCGGGACACGCCCGGACAGGGGCGAGATCATATGCAGTAGCCTCGGGGGTAGCCGGACGATGGGGGCCGGGGCGGATCTGGTCGTGATAGATGATCAGTTCGGAAAGGTCGAGGAGGCGTTAAGCAATCCAGTCAGGGACAGACACGAACAGGCGTTTCTTGCCGACGTCATGACCCGACTATCCCCAGACGCGGTGGTTCTGATAGTCGAAACTCGATGGCACCGTGAGGACCTGATAGGTCTGTGTCAACGCGCAACTGACGAGGTTTGGCATGAGCTATGCTTTCCGGCGCTGGCAAAAGCAAACGACCCACTCGGAAGGAAAGAAGAAGAAGCGTTATGGCCGGAGCGATTCGACCAAGAAACACTACGGGCGATTCGTAAGAGGCAGGAAAGTAGAGGCTATCCGTGGATGTTCGAGGCGCTCTATCAGGGAGACCCTCCGGAGGTCCTTGATGTCGAGTGGCCGACTGAGTATTTCGACCATGATCAATTTTGGTTTGACGACTGGCCGGAGGGTCACGCGGTGGAGTTCCGCGTGGTCTCGCTGGACCCGTCAATCGGGCAAACAGACAAGAGCGATTATTCGGCTTTTGTGAAGCTCATCCTGACCACGGACAACACTGTTTGGGTCGATGCGGACATAGCGAGAAGGGACATAAGCCGGATAGTTGAGGACGGTATGGAGATGTGCCGCAACTTCCAGGCTCAGGCGCTAAGCGTCGAAACCAACGTATTCCAGGAGGCGCTCCGTCAGATTTTTCTCGATAAAACCAGGGGGATAGGGTGGATGATACCGGTGATTCCAGTTAATCAGTCCCGAAACAAGATCATGAGAATACGCGCAGGAATCACGCCGTACCTGCACGAGAGAAAGCTGAGGTTTCGGCGCAATAGCCCTGGCGTCAATCTTTTGCTAGAACAATTGAGGACATTCCCGAGCTGTAAGCACGACGACGGACCGGATGCGTTAGCGCAGGGGTTGCATGTACTCCAGGATTTTGCGCTAAACGGGGCCCCGATCACGCCATAGCCGATCGACACCGAAAGGCCCAGACATGCCGAGCGAACGCGAGAAAATCGAGGCGCTATTCGGTCGCAGGATGCGTGGGGAGTCCGCCAAGCACGAAAAGGAATTGACTAGGCTTCTCGGTTCGCCTCCGGACGTCCGGAACGTACCGCCGGAGTTCTGGGAGCAAGTGCGATCCGACCAGCAGGAGAGGCTCGCGTCTATCTTGGCCCTTATCTTCATGTCCAGCGCCAGGGCCGTCGGGAATGTATCGGGACGGGATCGGGCAATCAATGGGTCGAGCTTTAGCGATCGCGCGGAGCAGTTCGCATCTGACCGCGCTGGGTTCATCGCGGAGAGGATGGCCCAGACGACTCAGAAGCACCTGGAGCGGAAAAGCCAAGAGTGGAGGAATCTGTCAAATCGAGGGGTGACTATACCCGCCAATGAAGTACATCAGGCGTCACATATCGAATTCGGAGATGCCAGAATTCAGATGGTGGTCACGACAGAAACCACAAAGGCAACCACGGAAGGTAGCAGGGAAGGGGCATTCACTAGATTCGGAAGCGATACCCACCAAGTGTGGGCGTTGGGGCCCTGTCAGCACTGCACATTCTGCCCACTTGTGACCGGTACCGATATCGACTGTTGGGGATCCTTTGTCGATGGTCCGCCGGCACACCCGAATTGCTGTTGTCATATCAGGTTTGTGCCTAAAGGGTCCTTTGTTCGACAATGTCCGGACAGGCCGAATGTGATCAGGGCAGCACAGCAATCGAACATTTTCGGATTCATGGAATCTCGACTGGTCGAACACCTTCCCGGCGAGCATGAGCAAAAGAAGCATGGGCGCCGTGGTGGGTCGGCAAATCCGAAGGTGGTGGCATGGGCAGAGAAGAGGTTCGACAACCCGGAGCACGCGAAGGCGTTCGTCGAATGGTTCGGTGACTCGAAGGTGGTTGATAAAAACGGTGATCCGTTGGTTGTTTATCACGGGACATACAGAGAGTTCGGAGAGTTTGACAATCCGGACGCCGAGGATCTGGCTGGCGGCTGGCACATGTTTTCGGAATCCCCAGAATATGCTGGAGAATTCGCGGTAGGTAAGGGAGGAAATATCATTCCATCTTATCTAAACGCCGAGAATCCTCTCGACCTAAGAGAGCTACCAGCTAGGCGGGGGGATGTGCGAAGAGAGCTATTGGCAACCCTTGAGGAAAAAGGGTTTGACATGGAAAAGCTCGGAAAGGTTATTCCTTATGAACGCGATTTATTCCAACACATTCATCGGAAAGGAGCGAGGGCAGAATTGGTCCGCCAGATGAAAGAACGCGGCTTCGATTCCATTGTCATGCCCGACTCAAAGGCCACTGTTGTAGATAACAAAATGGAATACGTCGAATCATTAACGTGGGTTGTTTTGAATCCCACGCAAATCAAAAGCGCCACCGGCAACCGTGGGACCTTTGACCCCGACAATCCTAAGATAACCGAGTCCCGACTGGTCGAGCACCTCCCCGGTGAGCACGAGCAAAAGAAGCACGGGCGCCGTGGGGGTGGCATGGACGCGATAGCCAAGCGTTTAGGAATCACCGACCCTAAGAAGTTGGAGATCGCCGAGAAGAATGCTGAACTCCAAATCAAGGCGGAGACTGCGAGGATAGGCGGCGACAAGAAGGCCGAGTATGGTTTTCTTGACCAGGTTGACCTAGAGGACAGCAAGGTTGGAGAAGCGTCCCACCAAAGGATGGCCCAAATACTTGGTGAGCGGTTCGCCGATAAGATGGAACCTGGCGACCTAGGCAATCAGGGCCTAACTCTGGAAGAGAAAATCGCAAATAATGTCCTTACTTCCGGCGGTACTCTTATATTCCAGAAAGCCGTTTGGGAGGGCATTAAAGATAAGCATTTCGACGGCAATGCGAACATCCTGGCCGACAATCCTAACCTTGATAAGTTCAGCGCAGCGGAGGTGAATATCCTCGCAGCGTTAGCCAGGGCTGGAGGCGATGACGCAAGCGCTAACAGCATCGCTATTGCGGTTGATAACCCACCTATGAGAAGGATAGCCGATAGGATGGAGAAGGGTAGGGCCGAAAATGCGAATTCGGCCAGTCGTCAATGGGCAAAGGATAAGCAGGGGATTATCAAATCCGAAGCTGGAAATCTCGGCTACCAGAGAATGGTGCATGAAGTGGCTGGCGGCGTTGTCGTTTATGACGACGGACAGGTGGCTGCTAACAATGGACAGCGAGCGGGCATGAAGATGGCTATATCTGCGGCGGTAGGTTCTGAGCTAGATAAGGCGGCTACGAATGGAGGATTCCGTGAAGAGGTTCATGCGGCCGCTGATTATCTTGATCGTGAAGGACTTATACAGGCACAGAATAGACGAATGGAGTCATCTCTCAGCTATGGACCCGAGAGTCCTGCGGCGGCGGAGGCGTTGGTGGCCCATATCAACGATAGCTGGGCTAAGAGTTCAACGAACGGGAACGAGACCAGCATCGCCTTCCAGAAGACTATCGCCAAGAAGTTCGGTATGCAGGCGGAAGTTGGGGCGGTCAGTCCTGACGGTGACAGGCGTGCTGATGAACTGCTAGAGAAGCATGGAAAAGCGTTTGAAGGGGTGGTTGACGCCTACTACAAACGCACCCAGGACGAGCTACAGAGGCAAGGTGTCGAGTCTGTGGTCCTGTATCGGGGGATGCAGTTCGACCACGAGCCAAATTCTCGGGTGGATAGTGAATACAAAGAGGCTTTGGATTTACTGGAAAACCGAACAGCACTTCCCCAGAACGCGAAAAACTCGTGGGTGACGGACCAGAACATAGAAGGAAACCCAGTGTCGTCGTACTCAGCGCATTACGGTACGGCGGCTAAGTTCGGCAGTGATTCAACCAGGAGGTACAACATGCTGGTCGCTTCTCAGGTGAGTGCTAAAGATATATTTTGCACTTCGGTGACGGGGGCAGGGTGTCTGGCTGAGAATGAGGTTATGGTGTTGAGGCACCAACAGGATGCGAAGGTCATGACAATAGTGAATACAGAGCGACATGTAAAACGCGCCGGTAGTGTAGTTGACGTTTCCCTGGGTCAGGATTTGCCGTCACAAAGTGAATTCTGGAGAGTAGTTGAAAACTCGGAAGACATATGAAAGTAGACATTGACCTACTGAATGCCGACTGGACGAAGCAGACTCCGGACACTATGGAGCACTTGCGGCGTAAGGCGATCACCGAGTCGCACTTTCGCGAGCACGACGACCACGATCAGAAGGATCATGGTAATTGGGCGAGAGGCATAGCAAGCAAGGGCAGCGAAAAAAAGACAGGGGACTATGCGCTAGATGACGATGTGCCGGTCGAGCCGGGCACCGCCCCCATTCCCGAGGGGCACATAAGATTCTTTCACTACTCAACCGTGCGTGATTGGATATCTGATGAGGTTCCGCTAGAAGAACACTACCACGGACATGCGGAGTCATTGCGAGAGCAGGGCATTTTAATGTCCTCCGCGCGAGGCGAACGATTCGGAGAACCAAACCAAATATGGGCAAGGAGGCGAGTCCCCGAAGGTATAGATGAAAAGATTCATGTAGAATTCTCTTTGTCTCACGACGACCCGCGAATAGGTGGAACCATAAAAAGAAAAACCGGAACCATACAGGATGCCCAGAATTCGCGCGAGGACGCGACATTTACCGGAGATATAACTCCCGACGATATAGTGGCAGTACATGAACCGTGGCATTTTCGATTTCGGGAAGATTATGGCGGCGATTCATACGCAATCAAGCGAGCCGGTGAGGGAAAATACGATTTCATCCTAGATCCCCAGAAAAAAGACGACAGCGAACTAAACATAGAACAAGCTGCGCTACGTCGTGCAAAAATGGTTTACGACGAGCGGCAGATAACCGAGTCCCGACTGGTCGAACACCAACCCGGCGGACACGACCAGGACAAGCATGGTAGGCGGGGTGGGTCGTCGTCCGAGAAAGGCAAGGGCGAATCGAAGGCCGGCAAGCAGACCGAGACCCCGGAGTTCAAGAAGTGGTTTGGCAATTCAAAGGTAGTGGATGACGATGGCGAGCCGCTGGTGGTTTATCACGGGACCATGAAGGAATTTGAAGAATTCGACCCTGAGAAGGCGGGCGGGAAATTCGGGACAATGGACCAAATGCTTGGGCCGCATTTTTCCGCTGATCCTAATACGGCGTCGGCATTCACGTTTGATAAGAGAAAGGGATGGGTCAGTCCAAGGTTGGACAACTCCGAAGGTGGCAACATTATGCCAGTGTATCTATCGGTAGATAAGTTGCGCCCTATCAATCAAACAGTTGACGGGAAGACGGTCACAGATTCCGTTGCAATCCATGCCGACATTATTGACGTCGCAATGTCAACCGACAAAGTCCTGTTCTCAACCTGGGCGTCTAAGTCAAGGGGCATCGAACCGGAAGAATCGGGAAAGATATTCGACAACCTATCTGCCGGGAAAAGCATTTCAGGGTCAGAGTTCTCGTCTGTTGCGCACTTCGACCTAGATTCTTCTAGGGGCTTGGCCAGAACAGCAGTCGGGGCATACGTTGAGAACTTTGATAACGGATTGACAATGCTCGGACAAGACGGCAAGCGTAACGTCGTGCGAAGCTACAAGAAAGAAATGGCGGCGCAGGGGTACGGCGGAATCAAATACATCAATACGGCCCCAATGGAAACAAAGTACGCACCTGGGGCAGTTAAAGACGTTTCAGCCTACATTGTTTTTGATAAAGGCGGGGAATACGGCGCTAGGATCAAGTCCGCCACCGGCAACAAAGGCGCGTTCGACCCCGATAATCCTAAGATAACCGAGTCGCACTTTCGCGAGCACCTTCCCGGTGAGCACGAGCAGGACAAGCATGGCAACCGATCGGGCAAGCAGACCGAAACGCCAGAGTTCAAGAAGTGGTTTGGCAATTCAAAGGTAGTGGATGACGATGGCGAGCCGCTGGTGGTGTTCAAGGGAATGCTCACAAAGGATTGGAGAAGCGGAAAGGAAATAACGTCGTTCGATTCTCCTAATGGCCCTTGGGCGGGATTCTTTACATCGAGTCCAGAGGTTGCCTCTGGTTTTGCTGATGCTTTTGGCACAATGGGAGAAGCCGCCGTTTATCCGGTGTATATCTCCATGACAAACCCTCTAGTGATAGACGCAAAAGGAAAACACGCCAAAGAGTTTATGTTCGACAACACCGTTTTTGGAAAAGATCCAGAAAACCCAACAGCCGCGTCAGCATTCGGGCAAGGGTACGACGGAGTGATAATAAAAAACACTTCGGACGAGGGTGATGTTTATGTTCCAAAGGACCCCCCCCAAATCAAATCCGCAACCGGCAACACCGGCACCTTTGACCCGGACAATCCCAACATCACCGAATCGAATAATCGTCGGGTCTGATGAATCTTGCCAATTAGGGCCGCAATTGCTAAATAGTCCACATGGCCTGGACCACAGCGACAAATCGAATACTACAGTGGACCTTTGAGATGTTTGGTCAAGGCCGGTCGGATGCTAATTCCTGCCGAGCCGGGGACTACGATTTTTATCTGGTCGCGCTCATCGAAGGACGAGACGACACCGGAGCCCTAGCGGCGCTCGATATCAGCGGAGTATCGGGTGCCGGTGGAAGTATGGCGGTGGTCCTAATCAGCCCGGAGGGGACGAGGTACACCAAGACGCTGAGCCTCCGAAGTGGTGGCACGGATGGACTGGCGCACTACTTGGTCGCTAGCGGTGACTTGGAGGAGGTAGGTCGCTGGGAAATCTACGCCGAAATAGATTGGGACGGCAGTAGCAAGACGACCAGCCAAATGGGAAGTCTCCACGTAGAAGGGGCCGGCTATCGGGGCCCCGAAAAAAAAAATGACTTAGCGTTCCACGCTCCCGATTTCAATATCAACGTCGCCAGGGGGGTGGTACGGGGTCACTCGGCGGTGACAAGGTACGGGCGGAACGAGGACATAGATTCGGGCGACGGAAATACCGCCGACGTATGGTCAACGGGAGGCACGCGGGCATACCTATCAAGCGCCGAAACCATGTCCATCGTAAGCTCATCGGCAAACGACGACGGAGCACCTGCCGGAACTGGGGCGCATGAAGTACACATCGAGGGCCTAAACTCATCATTCAATGAGATTGACGAAGTTGTCACGCTAAACGGAACCGGGGCTGTGACGACTAGCCACTCATATCTCCGAGTAGATCGGGCATACGTGGGATCTGTCGGGTCCGGCGGCGTAAACGCCGGAGCGATAACAATAGACCCCAGCAGTTCCGGGAGCGGCAGCAGACAAGGGACGATCGAAGCGGAATACGGAGAGACGCAAATATCTCACTACACGATCCCCAACGGAAAATACGGGTTCGTGACGATGTGCCAAGTCGGGGCCGGGCATACATCCGGAAATATAACGAGGACCCTTAGGTTTCGGATGTTCACGCGCGAGCAAGGGGAGTCTTGGAGGATCAGGCGCGGGGCGTCGATCACCATGCACGGGGCATCAGTTACACCAGACATCGCGGTTTACATACCGGACAGGCTCGACCCTAAAACCGATATTCGCTGGACTGCCAGAAGCACAGCCAGCGACACTATCGCATACGTCACGTACAACCTCATATTAGTAGATGCTGACCTCGTAAATGATGACACATAGCGGAGAATGACATGCCCGACGTCAACGATCAGCTCGAAGAAGCCAGGAGACAGTTGGAGCTAACAGCGAAGCGTCTCGAAATCAAGGAGCTGGGCAAGCTGCTGGAGAGCGGGTTCTCGACCGATACCGATTGGACGGACGTCCCGACGAACTTCGCGCAATACCAGACTCGGCCGCACGCCGGGCCCCGATTCATGCGGAGGTACCAAAGCCGGATATGGGACAGGGCAGAAGGTCGATGGGGGCCGTTCTACGAGACCGAACAAGACCTGTCAATTCACCGGGCCCAGGCGCGGAACTTAGCCACATTCACCGCCATCTCGATCGGTGCTATCGAGTCCCTAGCAGACTACACAATCGGGAGGGATTGGACTTACACGGTCGTTCCGAAGGAGATGGCAAACCGCCCGGACTTTAGCGTTCCGGAGGACATGATAGCCGAATGCCAGCGGGTGATAGACGACACCCTTGAGGCAAACGACTGGATGAATGACCTCGATCGAGAGATACACAACAGCGCGCGAGAGACGGGAGACGTGCCGATTTTAGTCTTCCCGATGCGAAACGGGGTGTGCAGGTTCGACCCGATCGACCCCGAAATGGTGGCCGAGCCTAGTCAGCCCAAGATGCTGGAGGAGTGGCTGGATGTCCCCGAAAGCCAATGGAACTTCGGAGTCCATGCGTTGCCGATGGGTCGGGACAGGTTCGACTACGGGCGCCCCGCTGGCTATCACGTAATCTACGACGACAGTGGCGCCAATTGGGAATACTTTCCGAGACTGCCAGACCCTCAGTTTGACGACGGATCTGGTAGGTTCTGCCATCACATCAAACGGAACACGGGGCGCGTAGCGGCCCGAGGTATCAGCGACTTCTGGCCGATCATGGAAGACCTAGAAGGAGAGTACAAGCTGGCGAAGAATACGCGAGTCGGTGCCTCCGTCCAGGCCGCGATTGCCTACATTGTCGAGCATTCCGAAGGTGCAACGAAAAGCGACGTCGATACTAATCTAAGCTCGAACGCCGTCTGGCTCATCGACAGGGCAACCCAGGGCGGGGGGAGCCGCACGGCAAACGTCTCAAGCATGAAGCCAGGGACCAGGGTAGATATTGGCAAGGGAACGAATTATCACGCGGGGCCACTTGGCGCGCTCCGTAGCCCGGTGTTCGTAGACATCGCGGCGTTTATCCTCCGGAGGATAGGGGTCCGGTGGCGCATGCCCGAATACATGATCAGCGGGGACGCATCGAATGGAAATTTCGCGAGCACCCTAGTTGCCGAGAGTCCATTCGTTAAGGCACGCGAGTCCGATCAAGATTATTTCGCAAATCAGTACCGACGGATGTTGATGAAGTGCCTGCGCGTGGCATGGATACACGGATGTTTTAGTAGGTGGTCAAATGACTGGACCGACATATCCAGGGCCATAGACATCTCCATACAGACACCGAGCCCGGCGAGCCGAAACAAGTTGGAGCTTTCCCAGGTCAATCAAATCGAATTTGCGCATGGGATCATAGACGAAAAGCAATGGGCCACGGATGCCGGAAGAGATCCGGACACCGTACAGCCGGCACGGATGCCATCACAAGATCCGTCATTCTCCGGTCAGTCCGGCGCGCTTGCCCAGCTCGGTCAGGCCATAGAGTCCGTGGGTGGACTTGCCCACGCTCGCGAAATCATGGACGGAGTCTATACCACTATCTGAACAACCTACGGAGCGCATGAGAGCATTTCCCGAATGGATCTACGAACGTCGCCCGACCTGTCCGGATCACGGCGATACCATGACGCGATACTGCACCAAGCAGCGGATTCGCTATTTCAAGTGCAAGGTCTCCGGCTGTAAATGCACCAGGAAGGTACTCAAGTGGGTACCCGAAGAGGATAAGCCGACACGCTGAAGGCTATGGAATCGCATGACTCCCCTAGCTAGGGTTCCGTTATGCGTTGGTCAGAAATAAGCCTCAGTGAAAGCGTGGACGCCGTCGATCCCGACAGTGGGATTATTCGAGGCGTTAGGATCTGCGGCCAGATATCTGAAAACCAGCGCGAGTACTCGGAGACCGCCATGCGTGATCTGGCTCGCCTCTATGAAGGCGTGCGAGTTAATTACGATCACGGTCACAGCAGGGTGGCGGGCGCAGAACGAAACTTTGAGGATTTCGCGGGGCAGTTGCGAGCCTGCCGGTATGACTCCAAAGAGAAAGCATGTTACGGCGATTTGCACGTAGCACTCGAAGGACGAAACGGCCGGCTGGTACTGGAATCGGCCCAGCGATTTAACCGCTGCTTCGGCCTGAGCCACGTCGCCAACACTGACCCCAAAAATGTTGACCGTAGTCGCGGCCGGATCGTGATCAACGCCGTTGACGAAGTCGAGAGCGTTGACATTGTCACCAGACCCGCCACGAATGTCGGACTGTTCGAGTCACTAGATAACCCAACACGACCGGAGCCGAAACCGATGAGAATTGCAGAGATCCTAATGCGTGCCCCTAAGAAAACTCGATTTCGTAACGTACTGGTCGAGCAGATCGACAACGGAGCCCTGGCCCCCGAGCTGGAGGTGCCAGTTGCGCCAGAAGAGAGCCCCGAGGATCAAATCAAAAAGGGATTGCTGGCCGCGATCATGGCCAAGCTAGATTTAGCGTCTCCCGAAGAACTACAGAGCGTCCTAGACGTTTTCGGAATCGAGGACAGTCTCACGGCCGCCAATACAGCCGCCGACGTGGCAATTGCCGATGTAGTGGACGGAATTGAAAACGGAAACGGAAACGGAAACGGAAACGGGAACGGAAACGGAAACGGGAACGGGAACGGGAACGGGAACGGGAACGGATACACCGACGAAAAAGAAGATGAGGTTCTGGAGTCCAGGAGAGTCCGAAAGTTAAGCCGTCGTTTGGCCCTGATGGAGAGCACCAATATGTTGCTGTCCGAAGGCATCGAAGCAACGGACGCGAGAGTTCAAGCGGTGGCTTCGGTTCCAGAGTCAGCCCGAAAGCAGCTAGTCGATAGCTGGAAGGGTTCGGCAAGGTCGGCACGAGGATCACAGTCAACCCGGCCGCGCCAAAGCCCACCGGCCAGACAATCGAGATTTAGCGAGGGCGTCGAATCCCGTTGGGATCGTGTCGTCGAATCGTGCAACAAACGACTATCAGAATCACGTTAGCCTCACCCCACCCCTAGCGGAGTGTCCTCGAAAGGAACCCGAAGCATGCCCAAAAATAATGTACACCTTCCAGACTCAGCGTTGACATTGCCCAAGACTCATGGTTTCCAAGATGATTTCATCAATATGTCGGTGTTGGCGCCGACGGGGGTTAGCGCCGATGGCGCATGGACTCTAACCGCTGACTCGGGTTCCTCGTCGACCGTAACCCAGGACGAGGCGGGCGGAGAGATCCAGATAGGTAACGCCGACAATACGAACCACGACGGGGCCCTGCTCCATACAACCGCCAAGATTTTTAAGTTCGCCGCTGGTAAGGCGCTAACCATGATCTGCCGGGCAAAATACACCGAAGCCAGCACAAACGCGGCAAACCTTTTTATCGGTTTAAGTGACACGGTCTCCGTCGGCACAGACGGCTTGCTCCGAGACGACGGCGCCGGCCCGGCTACTACGTTCGACGGGGTCGGATTTTACAAGGTTGATTCGACCACGAATACGGATTGGAACGTCGTGACGTCCAACGCCGCAGTACAAACCAAGACACAGACGGACGTGGCTGCTGTCGGCGCTACCGGATACCACACTTTTCGGATAGACGTCCGACCGACTAGCAGCACACTTGCCGACGTGATCTTTTCTGTCGACACAAGCGGCGGGAATGACTTCGCCCAGTGTCGAGAGAATGGCGCGAACCCACGAACGCCGAACATCAAGCACAGCCTGAGCCTTTCGGGGCTCGAAGAGATGCACGTCGTTATGGGCCGTAAAAACGGCGCGACGGCGATCGAGGTCCTCACTGTGGACTATGTGAGCTGTTACCAAACCCGATAAATACCTACCACCCAGATACCCTACACCCGGAGCCAAAAGCCATGTTGAATTCCCCCGCTGACCTTCGAGATACGTACTCAATGTACGAGAGCCGTTGCAATGAGCCGGGCGGCGAGGATCGGTTTTACGAAGAGACCTGGGCCATGCTACGGGCCGGCGAAACCAGCCTGCGGAAAAGCGCCGGCCTTCGCGCGTTGTTCGAGTCCTTAGTGCCGGACGGGTACGAATATTTGAGGGATTTGGATTTCAGCCGACGCCGATACGGCCGGACGGGCATACCACTCCGGGAAGCTGCCGACGCCGTCGATACTAGCGTATTTTCAAACATCATCGGGCAGGTAACGTTTTCCTCTGTACTCGATGCACTGGACCAGCCGGATTTCATCGGGCAGAGCCTAGTGACCACGACACCGGCCGAGACCCAACAGGTCGAAATCATTCCGGGCATCTCGAAGATTGGCGACGTGGCCGAAGATGTTGGCGAAGGGGAAGAGTACCCCATCGTCGGCGTGTCGGAAGAGTACATCACCGCACCGCGAAAGGTAAAGGATGGCTTTATTCTTCCCGTGACCGAAGAGGCCATCGCCGAGGACAAGACGGGAGTGCTAGAGCAACGCCTGTCTGGCGCCACGGAAAGCCTGGGGATCACCTGGGAGCGGGAACTGTTGGACACCTGCCTCGGGCAGACCACCAGCTACTCCCGAAACGGTGGAGATACTCAAGCCACATACGCCGCCAGTCACACCGAGGGCGACTTTGAGAACCTGAAAACAGGCAACTCCTTGGTCGATTACACTCAGATCGAAGACGCCGCACTCTTGTGGGACGAGATGACTGACCCGAATACGGGCGACCCGGTGACCATAGGCGGAGCCATTCAAATCGTCGTACCGACGGCGTTGGAATTCACCGCGCACCGAGCACTGAGTGGGACTATCGAGCAGGGTGCTATTGACGCGAATACGCCAAGGACCATAACGGCGAACCCGTTGGACTTGCAGACTCGCCGAAACTACACAGTTCTCACGTCGCAATGGGTGAAGGACAGGACAGGCAGCCCCAGCACTTGGTTCCTGGGCAACTTTCCGGCCGCGTTCCAGTACCGTGAAATCTTCCCGGTCCAACTGAATCGCGCGGATCGAAATAGCGAAAAGGGCTTTAGTCGTGACATCGTCACGCAAATCAAGGTACGCCGCAAGGGCGCGCCGGCCGTGATCGAGCCCAGAAAAGTAATCAAGTCCACCTCATAGGTGGCAATGGCAGCCAACCAACTATCACATGAGGACAGCATGGCAAAAAGAAAGCGGAGCACTTCAGCAGTCGACGCAACGGACCAGATTACGGCCGAGGAGTCGGCGGCACAAAAGCACGATGAGGATAAGGTTCTGGAGGCGGCCAAGGCCATCGTCCAGAAGCGGGAATCATCGGGCGGGGCTTCGATCACCATTACGAGAAACCCACCGAGTGACGTCCATCAAGGATCGTACAGCCTGCGAGTGATCAACTCAAAGTCTGGCTCTTCTCACCCGATGCTAGCCACGGTAAGCGGCGCATGTGACGAAGGGGAGGCGATCAGGATGTTCGCGCACAGAATAGGCGTTGAGCCCAGACTGATGACGTGCCGGGTTAACAAGGCGTGAGATAGTACACCAATAGCCTCCGTAGCAAGCCCGCCGTCGGCCCCCATCAGTCGGCGGCGGGTTTTTTTTGGGAGTCAAGCATGGCGCAAACATTAGCCGATCTCGAATCAGACCTAGATTCTCTGTACACGTACCGCCGGACATTGTACGCGGACCCCAAGCCGAATTACTCAGCGCCGGGCGGGCAGTCACTAAGCTGGGGCAGCCACCTCGCTGAGATCAATGAGGCAATCCGGCAGACCAGGATTGACATAGCTCGCCATACTCCGATCGAGATCCACAGCGAAGTTGTAACGTGATCAATGCCAAACATCGACATAACCGACGATTTCGCGATATTCGACAACACGGAGGCCGGCACTCTAACGATTCGGCTGGCGGCTGGGGATTCGACTATAGCGATAACCAACGCGCTGCGGAGCCCATTGAGTACGGTGGAGAACGGCCGAATGGGAGGGATGTTCGAGACGGACCGCCTTTCCTTTTTCTTTCCAGCAGGCGAGGCGACAACGCGGCCGAGCCCTGGCGATGCCTTCACCGTCACCAGTTCCAGCGTAGTCTACACGATCGAAAACGTATCGGATGTTGCGTTCGGCAACAGCGTCAGCGGATACAGTTGTCAGGTCACACCGGAGCGGTAAATGGCGAGCCTCTACAAAGAGCTACTGGACCAGACCGATACCCAAATCACAGCGCTGAGCTTGACGGGGATAACGTCGAACGTGGTGTCACTAAAGAACGCCAGCATCGGCGCCAAGCATGTGTCGAGTCTCCCGGTCTGTTTGCTGAGCCCGTTCGGGCAGCCGGCAATGATATCCGGAGGGCCGGGGGATACTATCGGCGCCAACGCGATCGAGTACCCGGTGGCGGTGTTGCTGGTGCAGGCCGGGAACCGGAATCAATCGTCAAACCTGGATCGGATGGCCCAGTGGCTTGAGGATATCGTCATGGAGTTCCATCACAAAGCACTCACAAGCGGGATCACCGCCGGAAAACGGGCGTATAGCTGCGTGGTTAGCCCAAAAGATACTTTTCAACAATCCGCATGGCTGGACAACCTCGATGTCGGGGGTCTGGTGCTGCGGTTTCAATGCCAGATCAACAGGTGACAACATGGGCTATGGCTTGAGGCAGACGAATTTCGCGTCAGTGGCGGCCACCAATGACAGTTCGACAACCCAGAGGCTCGGATACACCGGTGCCCGTGGTGGCGGCTTTGTAGTGACAAGCCTATCGACGGCCGCCAGCGTCAGCTTCTTGGTTACAGCGGCCAATGGCGGGACTCTGGCAGACCTAAAGGACAACAACAATCAGACGATCAGCATCAACCTGACAGCCGGAGATGCGTACGAGATACCACCGGAGGCGTTCGGGTTCGCAGAAGTTGCGTTTTTGTGTAACGCCGGGTCGGCAGTGCTGGAAGTGAGCGTAAAGAACTGATGGTAGAAGTTGACGGCTTTCAGGGTTTCCACGATTTAGTGGCCGGCATACAGGGCGAAATCGAAAATTTCGACTCCAAGCTGGAGGTCTTTCTAGAGTCTCAGGTGGATGAGCTACAGATGGACCACGCCGAATTCTTTAGCGCGTCGAAAAGTCCATCAGGGAACAAGTGGGCAGACCTTGCCGAATCCACCATCCGAAGAAAAGGGCATTCGACGATTTTGGTCGAGACCGACAAGCTGCGGCAAAGCCTGACGGAAGCCGGTGCGAATTTTGCGCTGCGGGAATTCTTCCGTGAGTCGGACGCCGTCGCGCTGGAGTTCGGGACGGCAGTCCCATACGCGCACTGGCATATGACGGGCACGGAAACGATGCCGGCCCGCCCCGAAGTCGGATTTAGCAGGACAAGAGTTGAGAAGATTCAAGAAGAACTCGCGGACCTATTGCAGAAAACCGTCCTAACGAAATTAGAGGACTGACATGGCATTCAGCACAGCAGCGGTTACCGGCAGCCAAGCAAGGCTCGGATACAAGACTGGAGGCGGCCTTACCCCGTCGTGGGGGAGTGGCGCCAAACAGCACGCATTTCTTTCCGAAGGAATGATTAAACAAGAACAGGTTATTTCGGATAACGTCATACGCGGGACCCGTAGCCATTCTGAAGAACAATGCCGGGCCGGAACGTACGAAGTTGGCGGCCCCGTATCGTTTGTGGCCAGCCCGAATATTCTGGAGGACTTTCTTCCTCACATCCTGGGCGCCGCAAAGGCTAGTGATACACCTGGGGAGGGTATAGACAGGTACGGACTGGCGGAAACCTTGCCGGAGTTCGCGCTGCTCATCGACAAGGTGGGCGCAGTCTACGAATACAAGGGTTGTCAAGTCGACCAATGTCAATTGACGGCCAGCAAAGATCAACCCGTTCAGATGAACCTATCCATCCGGGCGCTTGAGCAGTCCAACACTTCTTGGAATTCTTCGGTTACGGCCATTGCCGTGGCGGCCAACTCGGACCCCTATATTTTCCACGACTTCAAGGTGGAGAAGCTTGGCGGCGAGACTGGAGAAGCGCCAGTCGACAGCTTTACCTTGACGGTAAACAACAGCTTGACGGTCGACCATAGAAATTCTCAGGCACCCACAACGATTTTGCCGCACGACCGAGAGATACTTCTCGACATTCGTGTGCCTTTCAATTCGGACAACGAAGGGGAACTCTACAGTTCCACATCCGACTCGGACGCGAAGATCAGCTTGAACAATGGCACGTTTGACTGTGAATTCCACTTCAAGCACCTCAAGCAAATCCGACGGACCGCGATAGTTCCGGGAAAGTCCGATCTTGGCATGGAGCTGTCGTATCGCGCTTATGCCAAGACCTTTAGTTCCAGTGACGTGACAACGATGGAGTTGTATGTCGACCTGGATAATACCTAACAGGGGGAGATTTGACATGGGTTCCAGCTACGGAAGGATCACTGGATACATTTCGGACGGTTTTACTGCCGACGGTTATTTTCACGCGGAATTCAACCGCTGGCCTGAGATTCGATTCGTGTACCGAAAAATGACCCAGAAGGCACGGCGCCGAGTGATGCAGGCTGTTGGGGAGCGCCTCAACCGACAGCCATCGGCGGACGTTGACGGGCTGCAAAACCTTTACGCCGCCCTCATCAGCCGGCACGTTCTTGAATGGGATATGATGAAGGACGACGAGAACCCGCTCGATCGGACTAACCTCGACGACATCCTCGGTTTGGAGCCGAAGCTATTCGAGAGATTTATAGATGTGATCATGGGCGAGGATGGGGGCGATGAGCCTGAGAGCGGGAGAATAACGGACGCGGCAGACAACGACCCACTCATCGAAGTGGATGCGTTGACGTACGGCGAGACGATCGAGTCGGCAACAGTAAAAAACTCATCGGCGGGGTAATGGTGCCCCGCCATAGCCCAGATATAGCGGATCGAGATTGTGCCCATTGTCACGTATACCTATACATCGAATCGGGCGAACTTTCCGGGACGGTCCTCACCCGGTCGGACGGGCGACCGGCCCGGAGGCCGCCAGGGTCGCGACCCCCATGCTACCACCTCGGTGCAGATGGTCGGCCCAAGTGCCCGAAGTCGAGGCCCTTCGGTTCGGATTTCTACCAATGCAACAGGGAAGCGTACGAGTACCACCTTGAGTGTTCGGCCGTTGGGGATTTTCCAGACGATGCGATGGTCAGAGAGCGGGCCGTTGTCATCGCTAGATTGGACGCCGTTGAATGACAGACCCACGGATAGCGGAGGCGTGCGACATTTTGCAAAACTTGGCCAGGGAGTCCGATACCATCCGAAACAAGATTCTTTCGATTCACCCGGAGACGGCCAACGGGGCGGATATCATTTGGCTCCGAAAAATCTGCCTGAGTTCGCTGCGCATAACGACGATTCTGAGCACATCGCTTCAGGAGGTGGTAGATAATGGCAGCCGAAGAAACTCGGGATGTAGTAATCAGGCTAGCGATCAAGCAGATCGCGCAGAAGGTAACCGTTGACACGTCGCAAGCCGAGCGGTCAATATCTCGCTACCAGGCGGCTATTTCCAAGGCCGTTTCAAGTGCTACCCGTGAGTTTGAAAAGCTGCGTATAGCGGGATTCGAGTCGATGGCGGCGATCGAAATGGAAGGGACGGACGCGGCGGGCGCCGTCGGGAAAGTTGGCGGAAGCGCGGAAGCTGCGGCAAGTCAGGCGTCGGCGCCGTTGCAAGAAATTGCTGTGGAGCTGGAAGTTCTGGCAGCTAGTGCAGAGCAGGTATCCGCTGGGCTACAGAAAATGGAGATGTCGGCGCAGGCGATTAAAAGGGTCGAGAAGATGAGCGTATCCGCCGCTGTTGGATTACAGCGAGCGGCGGGTGGTGCGCTCCAGCTAGTCAGGGCATCCGCCTTGCTCGGTTTTTCTGCCGACGATGACTTGCACAGGTTCCTCCGTCAACTCGCTAGAATACAGGGCGCGATGGATTTGTTGTCCGGTGGTCTATCAGTGTACCGGGGACTCACGACGGCGATCGAAAAAATGGCGATGGCGCACAAGGCAAGCGCGGCCGCTGCGGCTGGGGCGGCCGCAGCCAATGCACGCCTCCAGGTATCTATGGCGGGGCTATTGCCTGGCACCGCAGCACTTGCAGCCGGAGGGGCCGCGTTCGTTGCCATCTTCGCCTTCTATACCATGTGGCGAGACAAGGCCAGAGAGGCGCGCGAGGAAGCCGAAAAGTCTACCCAGGCGATCGAATCAGCGGGGAGAGCGTTTGAGAGAAGAGAGACGGACCTATTACGCAAGCAGCGCGCGCTGAAAGCACCAGCGGTGGCTATTGGAATGGCAGAGCAGAGATTTACGGAGCTTCGTAGGGAAACGTCTGACATAGAAGAAAGAGAGCGGGTGATGGCTTCCGCAACGGATAGAATGGAAGCCTTGGAGGTGTACCCCGCTATCAAACGGGATGGACCACTTGCCACCTACCAGCGGGAGATGATGCAGGACGACGAAAGGGCTCGACTCAAAGCGAACATCAGGGCCACGGGGGAAGAAAGAAAGAAGCTTTTAGATGAAGAGAACGAGAAGCTTATAGAGCAAGAGATGTTACTCCGCGAAGTGCTGAACAGAACCCAGGAGCTAGCCCAGGCGGAGATTCAGAAGGTAAGAGACGCGAGGCCATCAAGGGCGGAGACCGACGCCGAAAACAAGAAAATACGTGAATTGGAGGCGGCGCTAGATACGCGGAGGCAGGATCTTACACGTCTGTTAGATATTGTCGTCCAAGATCAAAGTGAGACTAGCAAACGAATAAGAGCAGCGCAGGAAGATATGGCATTCATGGGGAGTCAGGAGTGATCTACAAGCACGGCAGTTATTCGCACGTCATCAAGGCTGACGGCAGCGGAAGCACCGCATGGCCCGTGAGCTATTCCAAATCGTACAACCGGGACGACTTCGGGAATATGGACAAGGTCGTTTACAACATGACCATACGAGGGATCGTGATCGAATCTTCGGCAGTAAAGTTTACCGCTGAGATGAAAAGGCTGGAAGCGGCGTACGAGAAGAATGTCCAGGTGTCGGGCTTCTACCTGGACGACAAGGTGACCGAAACGGCGCATGTGTTCAAAAGTGCCGGAAGCCTCGGGGGGATAATCATCAAGAGCTTCAGCTATCCCGAATCTGGAGGGGCGGAATACGCGACACAGAGGACTTTTCAGGTTGAGCTGGAGGTTGTCAGGGATTTCATTGTCGGGGGAGAAGCGGGGGGGACTCAGGCGGGTGGCCGGCTAAGTAGCTTCCACGAGACTGTATCGTTTATCGGTACCGGAGGGGGGAGGTTCGTATACATTACCCCCTTGAGCGGGGGCATAATCCGACAGCGAACCTCACAAACCACCCCCCAGCGAATTACGCAGTCAGGTCGGGCCACGAACGGCGGCGGAATTGGCTACCCTAGCCCTCCGGGCCCGATCAGCCACCTCGCGGCGTTTGAGCATCAAGACCAAAGAGAAATTCGACTTATATCCCCGACGCGAGGCGAGCGGAATTCTCTGACCGATTGGGGGGTCGAATGGTCATATAGATACACGCACCACGGCACTCAAGCCGTACCTCACATAGGATAAAGGAATACGATTATGGCTACCCGTACGTGGCTGGGAAACGCGAACCCGATCAAGCAAGTCGACACCATTACAATCGCGAATACGTGGGCGACCAGCGACACATGTACCATCACGATCAACTCAAAGGATTTGGTGATAACCGTCGGATCTTTAACGACGACGGATCAGGTAGCTACCACGATCCAGGAGGCCATCGAGCTGACGGATGAAAGTTTCACCGATGCGGCGGCCTCAAAAAACCTGACCGAAGGCAAGTCGGAATTTCCGGAGTTAATGGAAGTCGACGCTACCGTAAGCGGCTCGGTCGTGACATTAACGGCGACTCGGGCCGGCCATCCGTTTACGATATCGGTCACGGCGACGACAGCGGGGAGTGGCACGGCGACCAAGGCGACCGCGACGGCGGCAACCGGACCACACCATTTTAATAATGCGGACAATTGGTCAGCCGCGACGGTGCCGGTGACTAATGACACGATGGTATTTGACCACAACTCGAACTCTAATCTCCTATATGGTCTGAATACCGGCGTCGGAACCCTGACGGTGTACGTTGACAAGGGGTTCACTGGGAACATTGGGCTCCCGTCGATAAACCGCCAAAACTCTTCAGCGATATACTCAGAATATAGGGATCGGCATCTGGCCACGACATACATGACCAGCTACATCGGAACCGGAGAGGGTCCAATGGGTGGGAGGGTATACCTCAAGTCAATGACCATGACGGCCCACATTCACGACACTGCTTCGGCGGATGGCCAGGGGAATCCGGCCGTCCAGTTGATGGGGACATCGAATTGTACCATCGACATGGATAACGGTTTCGCGGCTGTTGGGCTTCATGCTCAAGATGCTTCCGTGATCAACGGGCTTGAAATGGTCGGGGGTCGGCTTTTGGTCGGCGCCGGATGCACAAGCCAATCGGCATCGGCCAACATTCGATGCTCGGGGGGTGAGATTGTTATCGACGAGGCATTTAGCACTACTACTCCGTTCGATTTAACGATGGACGGCGGTACGGTGGACATGCGTGGCGGAGACCCCGACGCGGTAGTTGTTCGGTCCGGCGTTCTCCGGTGGAGCACTCTCACGGACCAGAGCGGCGGGTCGATAAGTTTATCGGGTAACGGAGTGATCGACTTTTCGGCGAACCGGTCCGGAGTTGGTCAGCTAGCCATCCAGACGGTAGACCGGTACAGCGTCAACTCGCGTTTCGTCGACCCGCGCGGCGTCTGCACTGCGGTGGTGATAGACAACAATCAGATTAGTGACCTGAGTGGGATCATCATCGGCCCGAATTACCGCATCACTAGGGGGTCCGTTGCCTGATGTTTACCGCCAACGCCCCACATGTCTTGGTTTCTAGTTTCATTCCGGAGGGATCGGTCCGTGGCCATTCCGCAAAGGTCGCTGTGGTGGATGCGGAAGCAATCATCTCACCCGGAATAAAGCCGGGCACGATTGTAGTATCGGAAGCCTGGGACGACTGGCGACTGCCGTTGCAGGGAGCTTGTGGGTCCAGAATATTTCAATGTGGTGACGTACTGCTTCATTTCAACCAAATCCTTTCGGTCGACTTCAAGTATTCGCAATCGCCGCGTGGTGAGGTGATTGTACGATACAAGTACCGTGATTTTCGATGGGGATGGCAGTACGCTGAGCCGATCACGATGCACGTCAACCTACGGGACAGAAACGGGAAGGTAATACCAAAGACGGAGATGAGTCCGATAGATATTATGGAGCGCCTTATGAAAGGGAAGGGCGTCACCGACCCATCGAAATACGCGCTACAACATAGCCGGTCGGCTTTTCCGATCCCAGAAGCCCTGAACAAAAAAAGACCGGAATTCCATTGGGTCGACGTCAATCCGGCCGTTGCGTTAAAGATGCTCACTGATTCGTTGGGCTGTCTTATATGCCCGACGTGGAGGCCCGAATCGCCGGACAGCAAGAAGTTTTATCTTGACAGTGTCAATATACAACCGAAAAACAGAGGCACCACCGCCCAGGATGCCATTCGAGCCGGTATCGGAGATGATCCTCTTGAAGACTCGTATCTTGCGGACGAGACCCGTGACGATGCCACTAGTCGTCAGGTGACACACGACCGGTCCGTAAAGGGTCGACTCAAGCCGGACAGGGTTATGGTGGCAGGGGGGCCGGTGGTCTACCAGAGCAAGTTCTACCTGGAGCCGGTATATCTGTCGACAAAAGGAGAGGTTTTTCCCTTGATTGGCTCGGGGCTGCCTACCGCAGGGGGCGATGCTCCGCTGAAGTACAAAGAACAGAAGATTCACGACGACGAGACCGGTGAGTGGAATTTTGGATCGTTCGACGAGTTCCAAGAAGAGATTAAACGACTTCTCGCCGATAGCCACTTCAAGAACTGGGGGATGAGTTTTTTGAGATGGTACCGAATTCGGGGTCTGGCTCACGAAGCCTCCTATGAAGACACTCTAGACGAAAGCAGCAATATCGCCCCACCGGAATACGATTGGGAAATACCCGGCCGCGAGGCAATGAATAAGCTACGCTTAGGAGACCGAGACAGCAGTTATTTTGGTGAGATCAGCGGGTTGCACAATATACGCCCCTTATTTCCGACCCTCAATTCGAGCGTGACAGATTGGGATGGGTCGACGTCGCCCGAACGCGCGTACATCCAAGGCCAATGGCCTGAGGAGGGAGAGTTTGGGGTCAAGGCAACTGCGGCGTGGGCAAAATATCCCGGATCGTTTTCTATTAAGAGCGACCACGGTATCGTTGTTTTTCCAGAACCCATGTATGCCATCTGGTCAGAGCACAGCCTGGAGCCAATTCGCGATATGTATCTGACCTGTACCCACCACATAGTCGACGACGACGGCAATACGGATTCCACCAGGGTGACCGGCAAGCTGCTAAATCCGGATATGGATGATTGTATGAAGGATCGGAAATACCATGTAATAAGAGACCCTTCTCTGACGCTAAAAGTAACCGCCCAATACAAAGACGACGCGGACATGTTGAAGCCGGGGCACAACTGGGCAGACAACGGGAAGGAAGTGGAGGCCCAGGCGGATGACCAAATGCAACACATTGAAGAGTCAATTCTTGGCCAGGATACGGTTAAGCAATCGACGCGCCGGCTAGCCGGACTTGAACCAGTTGACACCTCTGGGAGGACGTTGCAGGTGTCGTATCAGGTCGGCCGAAACGGCGCCTTCACGACGTATTCGCAGGGGACTCAGCACGATTACAGATTCAAGACATTGGAGGATAACCTTTGGTCGGGAGAAGAACACTCTGAGTCTGACATAGAACATAATAAACGGATCCAGCGGGACTGGAAACAACGCCGTATGTCCTCGGACAGGTTCGGAGACACGGGCACCGTGAAAGTCGTCAACTTGGAATAATCATAGTGGTTGAATGAGGAAATAAAGTAATGGACAAAACAAAGTCATCGAACGGACCAGGAGATAGACATGGCGAATAAGGTTTGGATCGGTCGCGACCCGACGAACGAAGGCGATTACGGCACGGCGGCCAACTGGAATCCCAGCGGAGTGCCGACGAACGGGGACAACGTATTCTTTCATCCAGGTGGTCACGCCGTGACTGGCTCACTCAATCAGTCATCGGTCACGCTGGGCAACGTATTCGTATGTTGGGGATTCGATGCGCCTATCGGGTATTATACCGGGCCGACGCCCAACTACTTACAGCTCGACGCCGACGCGGTATGGTACTCGGGAACTGGTAGGTCATTCCTGGAGCTAAGGAACGGAGGCGGCGCACTCGACGTCCACATAGAGCAGGCGGGATCGTATAACCGGACGGGCATGAGTAACTTGTACATCACCACCGACGGATCATCGACGATCGGGACGCTTTCCTGTCGGGCGGGTCACGTATGCGTGGGCGGGTTCGGTGACGACCCGAGCCAAACGGTAGCTCATGTTCGATCGACTGGTCGGAATTCGACCGTAGTGATCGGGGACGTTGTGACCGCGACCAACGTACACGTTGACGCGGGAAATGTCCGCAGCGAGTCGGCTAATACTCACGCGCTAGTTGAGCAGGGTGGAGGATCGTTTACGATGTACGGCCAGGGCGCCATTACCGCGCTCCAGACTGCCGGAGGCACGTCGACACTCTTTGGCGGTGGAACTGTGACCACGGCCACCGTGCTGGGTTCCGGACGCCTGTCGGCGGTTGATGGCGATAGCCGGACAATCACCACGCTCGTGATGCAGCCGGGGCCACGGGGGGCGGCTCAGCCCCAGGCCAGTATCGACCCGGATGTGACGACGGTGACGAATTTCACAATGGGGAACGGATACCCGGTCAGGATGATTGCCGAAAGTATTTGACATGCTCACCCGCAAGCCTCTTACCATGTCGTACTTCAACGACACCGGGAAGGATATCCCTCCCAATGGTATTATTCTGCTCTACGACGACTTGTACCCCTCAGGTCGTCTACAGCTACAGGTGGACGACTCCGGCCGTCCCAGGGCATCGGCAACTACCCCCAGGGGTGTCGGAGTCTACGCCGTTAATGGCCTCCAAAAAATCAAGCCGGGGGGCATTGGTGAGTACAATGTACATTGGCCCAATTGGGTAGCGCTCGACGATGAGGACGAAAATTCCCTGCCGATGCCCGGCGCAAACTGGGGCGTCGGGGAGAACTTTAAGCTCAGGGAATCTGAAGAGAAAAGCGTGCTAATGCAGGACGAGCAGACTGGCCAGTCCTACATTCCGATGGGCGGGGGTGGAGAGCAGGGTGGGGAGCAGGGTGGAGAGCAGGGTGGAGAGCAGGGTGGGGAGGAACCTTTTGACGGGACGTTCGACATGGCGCTCACTGGGTTCTATTGCTACGGCCACACCGAAGACCTATGCCTCGAACCGGCGACGAAGGTTGTGACCACGGTGGCGATGGGCGGGGGCGGTGGTGAAGAGGATGAGTGCGAGGGGCTCAGTGTTCGCAGGACGTTCGTCGACCGAGTACAGCCCGCACTTTTCGCGGTGTCCATTGATGCCGAAATACGGGGCGGGGGAGAAGGACCGGCGACCATCCGTAACGACCACGTCCATAGTAATGGCCGGCGTCTTTTGGTGAGGCATGACTGGATGACGGGCGGGGATGCCATCAAAAAGGGGACTCAGGCGGTCGTATACTTCAACGCTCATACTGACGGCTGGACCATTCTAGCCGCCAATTGTCCCGGCGGATAATCAACCGACACGCTGACGGAGCTGAAGATGAAAGGGAGATTTTGGAAAGACTGTTGTGCGGAGGACGAAAATTGCAAGGACTGCATTGCCCACGACAATAAGACGATACGCTACGCGAGGGAAATTATAGATTGGCACATAACCCGCGCCAGCTCACCAGAGCCGGGTTCCGCCTTCCCCGACGCACCGCGATGTGTAGACTGGGCCAGGGAGTACTATGGGTCCAAGGGCGTGGACGTCCATGGACATCAATGCTTTGACGCTGATCTAATTGATTGCGATCGTCACTTTCAAAGTTTATCGAGTTTGTTGACGGATGGGCAATTCGCTCAGTTTCAGGACGACCCGGACGGGTTCATAGAATCCAACCTTGCACAGTTAAATGAGCTTCTTACGGAGCATTATTCCTGCATGTTTTGGAAAACCGCCATTAGATGCACCACCGGTAAGTGCCTGGGCCCCGGTGGATATTGTCGGTCGGATCATGCTTGGGAGCCGGGAACATCTGGAGGGGGTGGGATATACCACAACCCCGAATGGGTAACGGACGAGCCCCTAGGTGTGGGCCCCCCGGTGTCGGCCGCTCCATCGGAACCCGGCGGGGCGTCGGGGTGCAAGACCTGGGCCATCGACGCGATACTGCCGAATGGTTTTTTTCAAAGCTCCAAATGCCAAGCGTGCGATCAGTTAAATGGTGCGGCCATTAGGCTAGGACTCGCCGAGCGTCTTATGCCGCACGCGGGTACGTGTGCAGGGTGGAGTGAGTGGGGGGGGACCATCGCGGTGGACCCCAGCGACGAAACACAAACCGTTCAGATGTGGGGAAAGGGGTCTCAAATCAGCTACCACAATTACACGAAGTGCGGGACCACTATGCCGGTGGCGACGGCGTGCATCCCAAGAATTTGCGATCTGGAAGATGCAGGTGAGAGATGGGGGTGGTGGCCATATAGCCAGTTCGACGAAGACGCCGGTTTTGATTATTGGCTGCCCGGTGAGGATCCATCGGTTGACCCGCCACATAAGTCAGGGGGGTGGATCGGAGAATATGTGTCATGGCCTGTTGAGAGATGGGTCGATCTCGTGGTCACTCTTCATGTCGGCTGCAATGATGAAGACAAGGAAATTGTGGCCTACGAGGTAGGCGGCGAGCAGTTTAAAGAGGAAGTCAAGGCTGGCACCTGCAATATGTGCCTGAGTGTAGGGCTGTGGACTGGCAACGATAGCTTCTTTATGAACCAGACCCCAGAGATGAGGGACATAGCGAACATGTCATGGTGGAGAAAGCCCAATGTCGGAGGGGGATTTGGATTTAAGGAAAAACTTCCGATTTACTATCGTGATGAAAATGGAGAACTCGTGCCGATGAGGTTCACGGATGAAGGCAACTGGATGTGGGGGGCGGAGTATAACCACAACCATCATGGGATAATGAGCCAAACGTGGCAATGGCATTCAAGCAATGTTAAGCCGGGTGAAACCCATGAGCTAGAGCCGTCTTTTTATTATGACAATTGCTTTAGGTCTGCCGCAGATTGGGATAGTGCGTTTATTCAATGCGCGGACGACGAGGCGATGTGTGGTCCCAGGTTCGGTGGTAGCGGTGGTGCCCAATTCGGCGCGGTTCCAAAAACTTCCCAGGCCGGCCCGATGACGGGCGCCCCACCGGTGACTATTAGCTGGGTTCCAGCGGGAGGAGGGTGAGCAATGCCTCCAAATGGTACGTGTCATCTGAGGGTGGTGGCAGAGAATCGCGCTGCGTGCATGTACTGCGGGCAAGTTATCTACACGGCCGGGGGTCGGCTTCCGTGGGTGTCATGCCCCGCCGCTGGTAGCGGTGCCGGCACCGTAGTGTCGAAGATCCTGGCGGCCGTAGGATTGTCGAAGGCCCGGTATTTCCGGATCAAGAGGTGGCTGTTCCCCCAGGCTAGACGTGGGTGTGGTTGCGCGAGTCGCGAGATCAAAATGAATCAGTGGTCTAATATGCTTACCCGGCTTTTCCGCCGACTCTTTCGATGACCAGCCGGCCGGGACCGCGTGCCAGAGAGACAGCTTGGAGCGAGTACCTGGCGCAGCGATGGGGTGGGGTGTCAGAGGTTCGACTCCCAGACGGTTCCCGGTGCGACATTGTCACCGGGTCGACGTGCTGGGAGGTCGAGTGGCCAAAAAAGTGGCCCGAGGCGATCGGACAATCTATCTGGTATTCTATCGCGGCCGGAAAGTTGCCGGGGGTGTGCCTTTTGCTCCGGCGGAAGTCGACCGAATCCCTGTATGTTGCGCGGTGTGGTGCGGTGTGCCGAGAGACAGGCATTCGATTCCGGACAGTGGTCACCCGGTAGGGCCGGGCTAGACGCCGCACCTGGGGTTCCCGACCGTTCCCCGTGGCGGGCGCTCCGGCTCCGGATCCGGCCGGCATCGGCAAGGTCCGCTCGCCGCTGGTACACTCCACCGGATCGCGCTCGCTAAGATTATCGCCGCCGCCAGTACCGCCGATGGCAGCCAATAGTCAGTGGCCGGCACTGGGGCGGCGTCGTGAGGGTGTTGGCACTGCGCTACGGGGCGAGTGTCTGGTCGGTCGTCGGAGCACCGCAGCTCGGTCAGTATCGCCGCGAATTCTTCACGGGTCATTGTCAGACCCCGCCACCCTTGCGGTTTTTACGGGATCGGTACCGTTCGATTCCTTGCCTGCATTTCGACCTCCCGACCTCACACTCACATGCGTATGTTGCATGTAGTCCGTTTCTGCATATCCCGGACCCGTCGCACAGGTTGAACTCGCACCCGGTGACGGGCCGGCTAGCAGGTTTACGCGGTGGATCCTCGTCGGCCATGCGTTGGTGTTCCATGTCATTTCTTCCCCGTAATAGTTCACTGTTATCTCGCCCGCATCCAATTCCAGGGACAGGGTAGCGCCGGCACTGATTCGGTAGGCGCTGCCATTGATTGATATGGTGCGGGGCTCACAGTCAGATTGATTGTGTATGTCGATCCTGCACTTTTCCGATCTGTTGAGGACCGACTCCAGGTGGTCGATCCTTGCCCGCATCCTGGACATGATTTCGACCATCTTTTTCTCGCGGTCTGCCATTTGCCTCACGCGCGCATCGAGGTCCTGTATCAGGGCTGTCACTGCCGTCGCGCTAGGCGTCCCGAGAGGAGTCGACGCGACCACCATCATCAGGATGCTAACCATTTGTCTTGACCGTCTTCACCTTGACGTCGCGCGTTGATGCCAGATAGACCATCTGGTCCGCGTACATGTATCGGCGCTGGCCGTGCTGGAGCATCAAATCCATGAGTTCCTGGCGTGATTCCTTCTCGGATTTTTGGACCAGCATCCTCCGGTTTCGGTTTTCGCAATATCTAGCCGCTGCCTTCTCGATCTCCGGGATCACTTTATGAGTCATGTCGTCTTTTAAATATCGCACCTCGGAATTATCCATCGCTCTCTCCTTTTTGATATTGTGGTTAAATTACTCTTGGGCCCTTTCAGGCTTTTCCTCGCGGTCTGACAGGTCAAACCCCGCATCGCGCATCAGGGCCTCCAATGCCGCTCCTGCCGACACCCCTGTTGCCTCTTCGATGACCTCGGCGCATGTCGATAAAGCATCGTTGACATCATCCACCAGGATGTACATCGCCTCATCCAGCATAATGTTCATCGCTTCTCTATCACCGTCGCACTGGATCGCATACCGCACTTTGTCCCAGACATCCGGAGGTACGCCATCCACCGCGCCTATGCGGTGGAGGAACAACCTGGATGGTATTGCGGATAGTAATGTTTGGTACTCACGCACCAGCGAGAGAAGTTTGGGGGCAGCCGCGATCAGTCTCGCGTCGGCCTGCTCGATTGACAGGGTTTCACTCATCTGACGATCCTCCTTTTTGATGCTGATAGTACCTCAGGATTGCGACCGCGTCGGCGGTATTGTGGTCCGTCACGTCGATCCCCCAGCCACGCACGGCCTCAACCATGTCCTCTTTAGTGGCGCGGCCATTTCCGGTAGTCCACTTTTTCAGGGTCGCCGGATTGACCTCAGTGATCGGTATGTTCTTCATCGCTCCTACCATGTGGACGGGCGCGGACATCTGAATCTGTCGAGACGCCCCGCGCATGTTCTTGGAGTGAATCATCGCAGCCTCCAGGACTATGTCAGTGACCCCCTCGCTGATGATCGCTTCACTCACCAGATGATACAGGTGTATCATCTTGTCCCCATGCAGACCGACCAGTTTCCACAGTCCGTGATTCCCTAGTGCTGGATGGGCATGGTACGGCGCCGTCGCCCACCCCGTTGCGCTCGCCACGTCCAGCGCTAATATCATTCTTTAGAGTCCTCCTTTGTGTCGATCTCGGATCGAATGATTTTCACGTCGTCCGGTGCTTCGATGCCGACCCGGACAGACCGGCCCCGATGCGACATGATGGTGAGTTCGCAGACCTTGTCACCGCCCAAGTAGAGATTGATAGATTCATTTGGCAATCGCGTCAAAATTAGCATGATGTACCTCCGTGGCTGGTGTTGTGGATCCCCCGATCTCCGGACGCGACGACGGGACGCGCGCGATCGCTGGGGGGTCACACCCGATCGCGTTGTTGTTCCGCTCATGTATTCCTGGGTGATGTCGCTTCGTCCCAGGATCCCCAGCGTCGACTAATGACGAGTAAGACCGGGCGAGTTGCCGGAGAATGAAGCGATCCAGCTCATCCAGGGGTGCCGACGCTACGCGCACCCATCCGCCTTCCAGCTCGATCGCGCGATTTATCAGCGGGTCCTGGAACCACACCGATTTGTAGGGTCCGAGGCCCGTGATCGCTCGCCGGATGTCGGACACCGCGTAAAGGGCGCGGGCGTCTGCCGTTAGCTCGCCCGCCATCCTCCGTAGCTCGGATGGACGAGGCATATGCTCACATTCGCGGATCGCCCGCGCCGCAGCGGTCTCGATGTCGGATTGGTCCAGGTCTCGCAGGCCGATCCAGTACGCCAAGAACATCGGCTCGTCGACTGCTCTCGACGGGGCAAGGCCCGCTGCGAGCAACTGGATCGTCTGGCAAAATCTCTCAGTTGGCTTGGTCATGCAAGTATCCTCAATAGGGGATCTTTTCCGGGTCCACGGCCACCGGTTCCGATTCCGAAAATCTCTCCAGGAATCGCTCGGCAGCGCGCTGTGATCTCTGAGTGTTCGGCGTAAGGCACGCCCCGGAGCTGTCCCGCGCTAGGTCTAAAAACTGGTCGACCTTGTCGGAATTCCGAAAAATCAGCTCAATGCTCTGATACTTTCTGTGCTCGTCGTTTTCGCCGCAGTGGAATGGCGAGCCGTGACATCCATCCACTGCTAGCTTCAAGTCTTCAACAGAGTATCCCTCTCGAAGCCGGGCGCGAACCTTGTCTTTCGCCGCGCGGCCGGGCCGCGACTGCGGATGAAAAGACACATAGTGCGCCAGCACCTCCGCGATTTCTGAAGAGAAACTAGGAGCCTTCTCCTTCTTCTCCTTCTTCTTCGATGTGTCCGGCTCCACGCGCACATTGTCGACAGCTCCGTCAACTGAGACCTCGATCCGTAGGACGATTTCGACTAAACGCCTCATGTTACACCTCCGACTCAACTTTACCATCTGTCAACATATCTGTCGAGTCGGAGTTCGCGCCATCCTCCAAGCGATCTGCTAGCATGTCGAGACTCGACACGACATCAGCGGGAGCAGCAGCCTGTTGAGCCTCGATTTCGACAGCTTCCTCGCGCGCCGCGATGCTGCGCACCTCGACGGATAGTGGGATTTCTCCGCGATTGATCATGTCGCGCAGGACGGTTTTTTTTGCCATGCTTACCCAGTCGTGGTGCCACGGAGAATCCTGCTTCTTGTCATGCGCGCGGCGCCAACCACTGCTGAATCGCTCCTTGTGTCGATCAATCTTTTTCCTGCTCCAGACTTTGCGCTGGCGACTCCCCCCGGTCATTTCGACCGAAGCGTACACATGAGTAATGGGGTGAGACTCTCGATCTGCGTCGTCGGATGGTACGTGCTCTATGCGAGCATCGTCACCGAGCTGATACTCGAATTCGTCGCACGAATATACTTCTTCGCATGTGATGCTTAGCAGCTCACCAGACCGTCGCGCGAGCATCAAAAGGCCCTTGTATCCCACGACGAGCGTCGCCTCTCTCCCGTACGGGATCAGGTACGCGAGGCCGAGAACTCCGTCGGGCTCCAGGCCCAATTGGGAGCACTGCACGATGCACTTGAATAGTGACTCTTGACTGCATTCTAGCAGGCGCGGATTTGCGCGTAGCGCTGTCATCGTGATCCTGATCATCCGGTCAGCATCCATGTGCGACGGCAAAGCAGAGAACAGAGTGTCCTTATGCTGCTCTAGCGCTTGCTTTATTGTCATTGATTTCTTGGATGTCGCTAAACTCCGATTCATGTCCTGTCTCCTTCGTGTTGGGTGGTGAGTCGTCGGAACCTCCTGTATGTAGTCGGGTCGACAGTGTATCCGCCTCGCTGGTGCGATGTCCAGGCGAGAGTCGTCCCGTCCGCCAAACGTCCAGCTACCGAATCGCCTATCTCGGCTTTCAGCTTATTCTCGGCCGCGCGAATCTGGTCGTCGATGGTGCGCTTCTCCTCGCGCAGGACGTCCAGACGATCTGCTAATAGAGTACAGTCAGCGCTCAGGTCGACGGTTGTCCCGTCGTCTGTCGGGTGCTGACGCGCGAGCGCCTCGCGCGTGGCATAAGATCCGTCGATCGGCGGCGGCTCCCGGCTCTCCACGCACTGCCAGAATTCGGCCAATTTCTCCAGCATTTTCGCCTGAAACCTCTCGTTCGCCTCGACTTTTCGGACGATCGGCGTCCGACCGCCGATCAGTGCGCAGACGTATCCGTGGTGCCAACCACGCACCAGCATTTGGTGCTGCACCTGGACCTGGAATTTCAGCGGGACGCTGTTGTTGCCCCACTCCTTTCCGCGGTGCTCCCCGACGTTCTTCAGTTCGACCACTGCACGCTCCGATTCTACCTGCGCGTCAAGTGTAGCGCGCAGCCAAGGGTGGTCGTCGTGCTGGTACACCACTCGATCATGCTTGTGATGCAGAGGTCTGATGTCGAGACCGGTGGTCGTCCGGAAGATCTCGCGCAGTGCCGGCTCGATGATTTGACCGACGCGCATCTCGATGGTCGGCGCATCGGAGTCGGG